GGCAAGGACCGGACTATGACGTTCGCTGCATATGGGATACATCAGGAACTTATACAGGACCAAGGGTTTGACCCACAAACTGATGAGTACTATGATGAGTTAGATAAGAGAATTAAGCAGGAGTTCCCGCACAAATTCTCTGATAATTCTGATACCGAGACCAGTCGAAAACCCGCCCAAAACGTGGCTGGAGTATCTCGCACTAATTCGTCAACAGGGCGCTCTACAAAACGGAAACTCACGCCTAGCCAGGTTGCTATAGCCAAAAGATTGGGTGTGCCGCTAGAAGAATACGCGAAATATGTCAAATAGGAGATGACAATGGCTACAAAGAAAGTTGGTTTTGAAGGTATTGATCGATCTCCTCGCGCTAAAGACAGCAGGGAGAAGGAGCAACGGCGAAAGCCTTGGGCTCCCCCATCCATGCTCGAAGCACCGCCTGCACCCGAAGGGTACAAGCACCGCTGGATTAGAGCAGAAGTTCGTGGTTTTGATGACCGTAAGAACATTTCTGCTCGTTTGAGAGAAGGGTATGAGCTTGTGAGAGCAGACGAATACCCGGATTTTGAAGCTCCGGTGGTCGAATCAGGTAAATTTGAAGGTGTGTTTGGAGTTGGTGGATTGGTTCTCGCTCGTATTCCGTTAGAAACGGTTCAAGAAAGGACTGATTACTTCCAAGGGAAGAGTAAAGACCTTTTAGATGCCGTTGATCACGATATGTTGCGAGAAAATGCTCATGAAACTATGGCGATCAATAAACCAGATCGTCAATCTCGTGTAACTTTTGGTGGCCCACGAAAAGAGTAGTAGGTCACCCCAATGAGGAGATGTTCCTATGGCAAATCAAGAAACTGCCTATGGTATGCGTCCTGTTGGGCTGGTTGGTGCAGGTGTTAACTCTACTGGTGTAACTCAGTACGAGATTGCCTCTAACAACACAAATGTCATTTATCAATACGAAATCGTTGTTCCTTTGGCAGCGGGCGTAATTGATCAAGCTGGTGACACCGCGGGTGGCACCACGCAGGCACTTGGAGTCCTGATGGGAGTTGAGTACCAAGATTCGGTTCAGAAAAAGCCGGTCTTTCTTAATTATTGGCCTGGTAGCGGAAGTGTTAGCGTGGATACAAACTATCCTGTTAAAGCTTTTGTTGCAGACAATCCAAATCAGATATTTCAGGTTGCAAGCGACGCTAGTCTCACTAACCGTGCGACTGCTTTGGCTACAGTCTTTGCAAATACTGACTTGGGCACGTCAGCTCGTTCAGGTAGCACAGACACTGGTCGTTCCAGTGCCGCTGCCAGCGTAGCTAACGTTGCTGTGACTGCGACATTACCGCTGCGTATTGTTGGGATTGCTGACGATGAAGCAAATAGTGACTATACCGCTGCTGGTATACCGCTGTTGGTTCGTTTGAACGCGCATTTTAACGCTGGAACCCGCCGGTTTGACTCTCAAACCACCGCGGATTCCACTGGCATTTAAGGGGGTTTAACCAATGGCTATTTCTCGCGCACAACTTGCGAAAGAGCTGGAACCCGGCCTAAATGCCTTGTTCGGGCTCGAATACGACCGATACGACAACGAGCATGCTGAGATTTTTGAAACCGAAAGCTCAGATCGTGCATTCGAAGAAGAAGTGATGCTGTCTGGTTTTGGCACTGCGCCAGTTAAATCAGAAGGCGGATCAATCTCGTTTGACGACGCGCAGGAAACTTACACTGCTCGTTACACTCACGAGACAATTGCTCTGGCTTTTAGCATCACTGAAGAAGCTGTGGAAGACAACCTGTATGATAGGCTGGCCTCTCGATATACCCGTGCCCTGGCACGGTCTATGTCACAGACCAAGCAAATCAAGGCTGCTTCTGTACTGAACAACGCTTTCAGCACTGGTTCACCTATTGGTGATGGCGCTGCTCTTTGTTCAGACGCACACCCTTCTTTGACTGGTAACCAGCGTAACAAGCTTGCTACAGCAGCGGACCTCAATGAGACCTCTCTTGAGCAAATGCTGATTGATATCGCTGGCTTGACTGACGAACGTGGTCTGAAGATCGCTGTACGTGGCATGAAGCTGATTATTCCTAAAGAACTGCAATTTATTGCAGAGCGAGTAATCAACTCTAATCTGCGTTCCGGCACTGCGGACAACGATCTGAACGCCATGAAGTCTATGGGAATGCTCCCTGACGGTGCGGTGGTTAACCACTTCCTCACCGATACAGATGCCTTCTTCATCAAGACAGACGCTCCTAACGGCTTCAAGCTGTTCCAGCGTACTGCTATCAAGACTGGCATGGAAGGTGACTTTGATACTGGAAACATGCGCTTCAAGGCCCGTGAGCGATACAGCTTCGGCGTCTCTGATTGGAGAGCGGTTTTCGGAACCGAAGGCGCTTAATCACCTAAATGGTGTGGAGAAAGGGGTGGCTTGTGCCGCCCCTTTTTTTATCGTATCGTACACAAATTCCTGACAGTCACATCCCGTGACTGACACTAGCCACGACAGGAGACCAACATGGCTAATACTACGTTTACTGGACCAGTCCGTTCGGAAAGCACGTTTAAGGCTGTAAGCAAAAACGCTACAACCGGTGCTATCACTGAAGTTTCTACTTATGGCGGTGCCCCTGTTGCCCTGGGCGACGAGGACAAGACTCTTAATAACGCTGACCATAGTGGTCGCACTTTGGTAGTTCCCGCCCTGACCGCTAACCGCACTTTGACGCTGCCTGCCCCTGTTGCAGGAGCTAACTTTAAGTTTATATACGGCGGTGCGGCTGAAGAGACAGAAAATCTTATTATTGTCACGCCCGGCAACGCCAACTTTTTCCTTGGCGGTGTTTTGCACATAACCGGCACGTCGGCAAGTATTTATGCAGATGGTAATTCAAATTCTAAGCTGACGCTTACTGACTTTGGTTTGATGGAAATCACCATTGAAGCGAAAGATGACACTAATTACTACATCTCGGGCTATCAGCAAGGCGCTGATGCTCCTGCTTTTGCTGACCAATAAGATTAACGGGGGCCTTTGGCCCCCTTTTTGAGGGCTAAATAGTGCAAAGTTTATCTCAAATAAACCAAGGCCACCGTCATGAAAGTGGCTTTGTGATTTTGGGCAGGAGGCGTCTTAAAGAGTTTTCTCTTATAGGCACAGCTTCTGCTGGAATATTAGACGTTTTTGACACAGATACTGCACCAGAAGCTGGAACATATGCTCAGTCGGGAACGACAGTCACCGTCACGGACACCGGTCATGGATTGGCTACTGGGGATATTGTCGGAATTGCTTTTGAGACGGGCACGGGAGGAACGGCGCAGCCGGGTAATTATGAGATTACCGTGACCACAGCGAACGCTTTTACGGTGACGATGCTGAACTCTGACACGATTAGCGGAACGCCCGCTTGCCGGTATGTTGCTACCACGCCAGGGCCAAACGTTACGCCAAAAAGATGGCTTATGAGTAAGAGGACCGCCGCTGCTGACACGTATGCCAACGTATTTCAAATACCCAATTCAGGATTTGTCACCACATACGGTGTTTATTTTCACATGGCAAACCTTGATGAAGCGGATGTTTTCTACGAGTAATGGCCACCGCTAAGAAAAAAAAGGGTTCGATGAAAGGTTACACCGTCAAAAGCGGTGATAAACGACCCACCAAGAAAGGCGCAGGGATGACCAAAAAAGGGGTTGCGAAATATCGCAGAGAAAACCCCGGATCTAAATTGCAAACAGCAGTAACGGGCAAGGTCAAGAAAGGTAGTAAAGATGCAAAGCGTCGCAAATCCTTTTGTGCGCGTTCTGCTGGGCAGATGAAGAAATTTCCAAAGGCAGCTAAGAATCCGAATTCTAGGCTGCGTCAAGCCAGGAAACGGTGGAAGTGTTAAAAGTGGTAGAAGTTACTATACATGATGTTGATAAACGTTTGAGTAATGTTGAAATAACCTTAAACCGTTTAGAAAACAATCACTTAGCGCACGTGGAGAAAAAGATCGACAAACTGGACAACCGTTTGTGGATGCTTCTCTCCGTCGTCTGTATTGAAGCTATTGGCATAATAGGGATTTTGTTGAAATGAGCCGAGTAAGAACAGGAACGGTTGTGCCCGCCGCTAAATGTGGTGTTGTTCGGATGGCAAAAGGTGGTGCTGCTAAAAAGAAAAAAGGCAATAAGATATGCCCAGAAGGCATTGCTTGGGCAAAACGCACCTTTGATACTTATCCCAGTGCTTACGCCAATTTAGCGGCCTCTAAATACTGTAAAGACCCTAATTACGCAAAGAAGTCGAAGAGAAAGAAGCGTGGGTGATTTAAAGAAATGGGTTGACCAGGACTGGGTCAGGATAGACAGCTCCGGCAACATCGCCGGGAAATGCGGCACGTCTAAGGATAAAAAGAATCCTGATCGGTGCTTGCCAAGATCAAAGGCACAAAGCCTGTCCAAGAAAGAACGTGCAGCTACCGCTCGTAAGAAGAAACGCGAAGGTAAAAAGGGTAAGACAGTCGTGTCTAACACCAAAAAAGCCAAAGTTCGCAATTTAAATATGGGTGGCGAAGTGAGTCGTGGGTGTGGGGCAATCATGTCTAACCGTAAAAAAAGAACACGGTATGCATGAATTCTTTGTTGACGACGAAAAAAAGATTTACAATGAAATTAGAGAGTGGTCAAAAACACTCTTAGAAGAAAACAACCCAGATTTCAATGGGTTACCCGCTTGTCCATATGCCAAAGCGGCTTGGGCAGCGCAACGGGTTTCGGTTATTTTTAAACGCGATCCCGCGAATTATCATGACTTGTGGTCAGTCATATCTACCTGGGACGACAAGGTGGATTTGGTAATCATCGTGGACCTGGCGTTTCCCGAAGACTCGGAAGCCTTCCACGAATACCTCGATGACATCAATCAAGCCATATCTGACGGTATGTTTATAGACCGGGACATCTGGGTTATGGGATTTCACCCAGACCAGGAGCCCAATGAGCTTGTAGACAATGGCTCTTTTGAGCCAGCAACCGCAGAAGAATATGCGATGATATTCGTTCAGCGCCTTAGTAAGCTGGAGGAATCAGCGGATAAGATACGAAATTTAGGTTATTATGACCGTTATTTTGACGAATATGACGTCGAAAACATGTACAAAATTCGCCACGAATTTTACAGGAGATTGAAGAATGGGTAGTTCCAGAGTCAATATAGGTAATGCAGCTCCTAGCAGGAAGAAAGCTAAGAAGCCAAAGAAAATGATGCGCGGTGGTCCCATCAAAATGAAAGACGGTGGTGGCCTGCAAGACTTGAGTGGCGACGGTAAAATCACCCAAAGAGACCGTATTATGGCGGCTCAGGGTAAAGAACCTGTTAAAAGGATGCGTGGCGGACCCATTAAGAAAGCAATGGGCGGTGTTGCTAAAAAGTCAGGCGTGATTAAAAAGATGCGTGGCGGCCCGATTAAGAAGAAATAATGGCTGTTTCAGGTTCCAAAAATTTTGAGTTAGACGTCACCGAGTACATCGAGGAGGCGTTCGAGCGTTGCGGCAGGGAAGTTCGTACTGGCTACGACATCAAGACCGCTAAACGTTCTATGAACCTGTTGTTTGCTGATTGGGCAAACAGAGGGCTTAACTCCTGGACGATAGAACAGTCTACGCAGGCGCTTACCGCAGGCACGTCTACTTATACGCTGGGCACGGATACCATAGACATCTTGTCTGCTGTGATTCGCCGCTCTGACGTGGACTACAACATTGAGCGCCTTAGCCGTGATGACTACCTTGCGGTACCCAATAAGACGACTCAGGGTAGGCCCTCTCAGTGGTTCCTGGACCGTCAGATCGCCCCTGTATTGAAGCTCTGGCCTGTTCCTGAGAACAGCACAGATGTGGTGGTGTTTGACCGTCTTGTTCGGATGGATGACGCGGATACCGCTCAGAACACGGTAGAGATGCCGTTTAGATTTTATCCTTGTTTGGCCGCCGGACTGGCTTACTATATAGCCATCAAGAAGGCCCCCGACAGGGTGCAGTTATTGAAAGCCGTGTATGAAGAGGAGATGGAGCGAGCCATTAGTATGGACCGTGACCGGGCCTCTTTTAACATTGTGCCAAGCTTGGCGTATTCGCAGAACTTGTAATGGCTAAATTTGCTGTTGGTAAAAATGCCTATGGCATCTCAGACAGAAGCGGGTTTCGTTACAAGCTGAACGAGATGAAGCGGGAGTGGAATGGCCTGCTGGTGGGTAAAGACGAGTGGGAGCCCAAACAGCCCCAGTTAGAGCCCCGCAGGAGCATTACAGACCCGCAGGCTTTGCGTAATCCTCGCCCGGATCGTGTAGAGCCTATGAACGTTTATGTAGGTCTGCCTACTCCGCAGGCCCCGAATTTACGGCCTGTAACCGGATTTGGTCAGGTTGGTAGCGTGACAGTGGTGATTTCATGAGTTTTACGTTTGCTGAGCTTAAAACTGCAATACAGGACTACACTCAGAACACTGAGACTAGCTTTGTAAACAACCTGCCTGTATTCATTCGGATAGCGGAAGAACGCATACTTAAAAACGTTCAGCTAACGTTGTTTCGCAAAAACGTTACCGCCGCAACCGCAGCAAGTAATCAATACCTGGCTGCACCAAGCGACTTTTTAGCGCCTTTTTCTTTGTCTTTTACCTCGGGTGGAGATAAGACGTTTTTGGACTATAAAGACGTCAACTTTGTGCAAACATACAACCCGGACCCGACAGATACAGGCGCACCCAAGTATTATGCTTTGTTTGATGACGCTAATTTTTTGCTAGGTCCTACGCCAAATGCGGCATATAACGTGGAGCTGCACTATTTCTATCGCCCAACAAGCCTAACCGCGGGGGCCGAGAGCGGCACCACTTGGCTAAGTGAAAATGCTGAAATAACGTTGTTATACGGGTCATTGATAGAGGCGTACACCTATATGAAAGGTGAGCCGGATATGATGCAAGAATACGAAAAGCGTTTTGCCGAGGGAGTCATAGCCATGAAGAATTTTGGTGAGGCTAAAGAAGTAACCGACGCATACCGAACAGGTTTAGTAATCAGGGATAAAACATGATTCAAGGCGTACAGACAGCGGTTGACAATGGTTTTAAGGTCGAAGTACATACCACAAATAATCGTGGTTGGACTCCTGAAGAATTAGCGGATCGAGCCCTAGATAAACTATTGCACGTTAGTAAAGACGCAGATGAGCAAGTAAGGGCTCAAGCTCTTGTTTTTAAAGAGCAAATTAGACAAGTTTTAGTGTTCTACATAAAAGAAGCTATTAAGTCGGATAGAACTACCATTTGTGCAGAACTCCAAAAACAAGGCCATGCGGAGTTGGCCAACATCATTCGTAAATTATAGGGGAGGCCCATTATGGCTATTACTCAAGCAATGTGTACAAGCTTCAAGGTGGAGCTTCTTAACGGCATACATGCCTTTGGAACAACGGTCGCTAGAGCAGGCACCACTGCGGACACGTTTAATCTCGCGTTGTATACAAGTTCAGCGTCTTTAGATGCAACCACTACGGCGTATAGTGCGACTAATGAAGTGTCTGGCACCGGTTATACGGCAAAAGGAAATGCTCTGACTGCCGTAGCGCCCACAAGTTCAGGCACTACCGCGTTTACAGATTTTAATGACACCACTTTTTCCACAGCTACGATTACAGCTCGGGGTGCTTTGATTTTTAATGACACTCAGTCAGGTGACCCAGCGGTAGCTGTATTGGATTTTGGTTCGGACAAAACGTCTACAGCCGGAGACTTTACTATTGTTTTTCCTGCTGCGGACGCTAGTAACGCGATTATTAGGATAGCCTAACATGTCAGGCTGGGGCCGAAATACCTGGGGTTCCGGTCTTTGGGGTGAAGGCGTACCCGTTACAGTCACGTTTGAAGGCTTTGGCCGAGGCGGTTGGGGCGATGGTGGCTGGGGTGAGTCGCTAGGGTTATCGGCAACAGGCCAGGTTGGCTCTGTTACGGTACAAGAAGGTGTTGGTGTTTTCCCCACAGGGGTTTCTGCCACCACTACTCTGGGTAATGTGGTTGCTAATGGCGACGGTGCCGTAGATGTCCTGGGTAACGCAGCCACAGGTGAGATAGGCACACTATCTGTAATAGGAGATTGCTCTTTCTCTGTTACAGGGGTTGCCGGGACAACCGCATTAGGAACGGCAGGGCCGTTAGCCAGTGCCGATGTTGCAGTTACCGGGGTTTTTGCCACGGGTGCGACGGGAAGTCCTACCGTAACCGGCATTGCCACAGTAAACGTTACCGGGGTTGCCGGTACGACGGCGTTAGGAACGGCCACGGTAGACCTTGTAATAGAGGTCAATGTTACGGGAGTTCAGGGCACAACGGCTCTGGGTTCAACTACACAAACGGGTACGGCGAACGTTTACCCGACGGGTGTGCAGGCCGTAGGACAGGTAGGAAATGTTTTGGTTTGGGGCGAAATAGTTCCTGCGCCAGGAACAAGCTGGTCCGAGATTACACCATCCTCGGGCACGAGTTGGACGGAGATAGCCGCATGATAAAAGTGAATCAAGCAAAAAGCACAGATGACGGGATCGACCCAAAGCACGAAGTAGAGATAGTTTGTGCCAATTGTGGTTTTGATCTTGATGAGTCTGAGCTAGAAGCTGATACTTGCTCTGATTGCGGCCAGACTTTGTCTTTGAAACAAAGCACTAAAATATATGCAACCAGCGTTCCCGCAGCTACGGGTGATGCTTCGTTATAGTCACTGGAGATATAGATGGCAACTTATGTAAATAACCTCCGATTAAAAGAAATCGCCACAGGTGACGAAAGCGGAACCTGGGGCACCAGTACGAACACTAACCTTGAGCTGATCGGTGAAGCTCTGGGCTACAACACGCAGGACGGATTTGCTACTGATGCCGATGCAACTACTACAGTGGCAGACGGTGCTACTGATCCGGCCCGTGCGTTTTACTTTAAGGTCACATCTAGTGCGACCCTCACGGCGACTAGAACACTGACTATTGGGCCAAACACTGTCTCTCGTGTCATGTACATTGAGAACGCTACTACTGGTAGTCAATCGATTAACATTAGCCAGGGTTCAGGTGCAAACGTAACTATTGGCTCTGGTGAAACCAAAGTTGTTTATCTGGATGGCGCAGGCTCTGGCGCAGCAGTTGTTGACGCAAACGCAAATGTCCCAGCAGATGGCGTTACCAGCGTAGGCGGTACAGGCACAGTCAACGGTATAAGCCTTTCTGGCACAGTGACTAGCACAGGTAACCTGACTCTGGGTGGCACACTGGCTAACGTAGACCTTACTTCGCAGATAACAGGCACTTTGCCTATCGCCAACGGCGGTACTAATCTTACTAGCCTTGGTACTGCGGGGCAGGCGCTAGTTGTAAACTCTGGTGCGACTGCTCTGGAGTATGGTTCAGCAGGCATATCAACAGGTAAAGCCATTGCTATGGCTATTGTTTTCGGATAGGAGATAAAAAATGGCAGCACCAAATATAGTTGATGTCACCACTATTACCGGCAAGACGGAGTATGTGGCAGTTGGCACAAGTGAAACCCAACTGGTTTCTAACGCAGCCTCGTCTAACAAAGTGTTCAAGATCAACATGATCCAGATTACCAACGTGGACGGCACAAGCGCAGCAGACATCACTGTTGAGCTTTACCCTGCGGCTACTAACACAGGTACGTCTCGTCATCTGGCAAGCACAATCTCTGTGCCAGCAGATAGCTCGATCATCATTATTGATAAAAGCACTTCTTTGTACCTCGAAGAAGACCGCTCTATCTACGTCACAGCCAGTGCGGCGAGTGACTTGGAAGCGGTAGTGAGCTACGAAGAAATCAGCTAAGAGGGCTGACAGATGTCCAATCGTTGGAAAGGCGGTTTCGTCCAATACTTCTTTGACCCTCTCACAGAGGGGCCAGCTAATGAGTTTGGCCCAATGTATTCTTGGGGCGGTAATGCCAACGGCCAGCTTGGTCAAAATACCCAAGGAACCGCTAGTAGACGTTCGTCTCCAGTTCAAGTCGGGTCTGATGCAGTATGGCTTGAGGTATCTAGCGGGTATCAGCAAGCTATGGCTGTTACGGTCGGCGGAGAGCTTTACGGTTGGGGTCTCAATACCAATGGCAGACTTGGTTTGGGCGATACAGTAAATCGGTCGTCCCCTACACAAGTGGGAGCTTTGACAACTTGGTCTAAAGTTGATTGTGGCGTAAGGCATGCGCTTGCAATTAAAACGGATGGTACTCTGTGGGCGTGGGGCGCAGGCTCTCTGGGCGCTCTTGGTGACAACACAAACAAAGATAAATCGTCGCCGGTTCAGGTAGGCTCACTAACTACTTGGACTAAAATATCTGCTGGGTACGACACTAGCTTTGCGATAAATACCAGCGAAGAACTATATGCGTGGGGCTATGCATCTGGTTCTAATTACGCAACGGGATTAGATGTAACAACACAAGTATCGTCTCCCACACAAATAAGTAGCCCAGCAACTTGGTTGGATGTATGTGCCGGATACTACAATGGAGCCGCTATTACTTCCGATAACAAGTTATATGGCTGGGGTCGCTCGCCTAATGGAGAGCTTGGTCTCAATAACAGAACAACGCAGACAACTCCGAATGTAGTAGGCTCTCTTACCAACTGGTCTGAGTTAGGAACTATGTTCGACGGCAAAGCCGCAGTAAAAACTGACGGAACCCTGTGGAGATGGGGCGTAAATGACATGGGTCAGTTAATGGTAAACGACAGGGTGACTCGATCTTCTCCTGTTCAGGTTGGCTCTCTCACTGATTGGGAATTTCCGGTCAAAGCTATTTACGGTGACGACCAGTTCTTTTGTGTAAAAACTGACGGAACGCTATGGGTAGCAGGAAGCAACGACAAAGGCGCTTTAGGTCTGAATATCCCACATACTAACTATAGGTCTTCTCCTGTACAGATTGGTTCGGAAACAACTTGGAGAAAGGTCGCTCTATGCAGGTCTTCTTCTGTTATAGCCTTGGAAGAATCATAGGTAAGCATCATGCCACAATGGAAACGATTTTCTGGTAATTGGACATTAACTCAGCAGCTACAGGCGGTTGCGGCAGAGACGTGGCCCGGAGTAATAACTGGTTACAAGCTTTACGCTTTTGGCCAAGGCAGTAGTGGAGAACTTGGCAACAATGTTGGGGGCGCTAGTCAAGACGTATCATCTCCTGTGCAAATTGGAGCTACAGAACAATGGAGCAACCTTTCCGCATCTAATTCAAGTTATGGAGTAAAATCTGGAAAACTTTTTTCTTGGGGGGCTAACAACTCTGGTGCATTAGCACAGAACGATCTTGTTAAACGCTCTTCTCCAGTACAAGTAGGAGCTTTAACTAATTGGTCTACCGTAGATGCTGGCTGGAGAGACTTTTGTATGGCCATCAAAACAGATGGCACGTTATGGGGATGGGGAGATAACGATAATACTCAGGGCGCTATTGGAGATAACACTAAAATTAATAGGTCGTCTCCTGTTCAGATAGGTTCGCTAACTGATTGGAGTAAGGTAGCTGCTGGAGCAAATTTTTGTTTGGCCGTTAAAACTGACGGAACTCTGTGGTCTTGGGGGCATAATGAACACGGTATGCTGGGTCAAAATAACCTCGTATATCTTTCTTCTCCTGTTCAGGTAGGCTCTAGCACAGACTGGGCCACCCCAATCGCGGGTGGTGCGTCGTTTGATAAGCATGGTGGCTGTATAAAAACTGATGGGACTCTCTGGATGTGGGGAAGAAATACTCACGGTCAGTTGGGTTTGGGTGACAGAGTAGATCGATCTTCTCCTGTGCAGGTAGGCGCTGAAACAAACTGGGCAACAGGTAGTCTTGGAGACGGGACTTCTTTTGCTATAACCACGACAAATAAAATATATGCGTGGGGCTTAAACAATTTAGGGCAACTTGGTTTGAGTGACACTGTGCGTAGGTCATCTCCTGTCCAAATAGGTTCATTGACTACGTGGAGTACCGTAAGCACCAAAGACGATCACACTTTGACTACAACTACGGCTGAGACAGTTTTTGGATGGGGTACAGGTGGTAATGGAGAATTAAATAATGACGAAGCGGTTAATAAAAATTCTCCTGTCCAAATAGGCTCGGCATACACAAATTTAGAAACTGCTGTTGCTGGAAACGATCACAGTTTTGTGTTGTCTACTCAAAAAGTAACCCAATGAAAAAAATATATTTCTTAGCAGGATTACCTCGCTCCGGTTCTACGGTACTGGCTGCATTGCTGCAACAGCATCCTGACATGCACACAACTGCTACGTCTTCTCTCCTAGACACTCTGGTCGGTGCACTGAAGGGCTGGTCTGACTGCATGACCACTCAGGCAAGCACACAGGACAAGGAAGAAAAAGAAGCAGAGATAAGACGCATTCTGCGGAATATGTGCATCACGAAGTACGAAAACATAGACAAGTCGATAATACTGGATAAGGCGAGAAGCTGGGCCTCTGATGTAAACATGAGGACTATGTACAACGTCTTGGGTCACAAACCAAAGGTCGTTGCCACAGTCCGTAATGTTGAAGACTGTGTTGCGTCAATGGTTCGTGTCGCCAAGCCCGATGACCTTACGGAGTTTTTGCGTCATTCTGATCTGGTAGATCATGTAAAAGAGTCATATCAGACCTTACAAAGAGGTCATGCTTTTGCTCCTGAGTGCATTCATTTTGTTGAATACGATGACTTGGTAGATAACCCTGTCGAAACTCTACGGAAGGTAGAGCAGTTTTTAGAGCTTGAGCCGCATGACTATGACACGTCAGCCATAGACGGCACTAATCTTCAGGAAAAAGACGAAGAGATTTGGCAAGTTCCCGGACTGCATGACGTTGCCCCCGTTCTAGCTAGGCAGCATAATGAGTCTTCCGAAGATGTTTTGCAGCATATGTACAGAGGTTTTGTGCAACCTAGATTCTGGCGAGGAGAGCAGACCAGCAACCTTCCTGTGCATCAATTAGACGTTATGCTTGCTACAGGGCTGATGGGCAACCTTGATGAAGCTGCTGAGATTGGTGACGAGTTAGGATTCAGAGAACCTCTCAATGACCGCGCCGCATTCAATCGTGGCTGGTATGAGATGCGTAGAGGCAACCTTCTGGACGGCCATAAGCTGATGTTCCGTGGCAGACACGAAGAGGTGTTTGGCAATAAGCCTTTACAGACACCTATGCCTATATGGGATGGCGAGAGTAAAGGCACCATACTTCTTAATATGGAGGGCGGTCTGGGCGATCAGATACACGGCGCGGGTATGATTCGTTATATGGTCGATAGAGGCTGCGATGTCATTGTGGCTTGCTCTGGCTCTCTGGCTTACTTGTTCCGCGACATGCCCGGAGTTCGAGCTGTGGTGCAGTCAGATGCTGCATTCGGCGTTGTGCATGACTTCTGGGTTCCAGCTATGTCGGCTGTGATCCCGCTACAGCTACAGTATGGCGATGTGGATGGTTCTGCCTACATTACAAGGCCAGAGACCATACGCGGAGCCAAGATGCGTATTGGCCTCAGATGGCAGGGCAACCCAGAGTTTGAACACGAGCAGCACAGGCTGTTCCCGTCAGAGCTACTGTTCAATGCAGTGAAGGACTTTGATGCAGAATTTATATCTTTACAGCGTGACGAAGGGGCAGAACACCGTCCCGACTGGGTGAAAGAAGTCCCCTTAAATCACTGGGGTGAAACGCAACACGCCGTAGCCTCTTGTGATTTGGTGATTACGTCCTGTACCTCTGTTGCTCACTTGTCAGCAGCAATGGGAGTGCAGACGTGGATCGTGATTCCTATCCTCCCATATTATCTCTGGGCAAAGCCAGGTGATAAAACGGAGTGGTATAATAGCGTTACGTTGTTTAGACAAGAAACCTATGGCGACTGGAACGCCCCATTCCAGAAGATACAGAAACAACTGATAAAACTAGGAGATACCGATGCCGACTCAAACAGGCTTTTGGATTCAAGTAAAGAACGGCGAAGTCAAGCAGGTTTGGGACTACGCGCCTGATGCTGCGAGACGATCCTCTGAGGGTGGCTGGCGAGAAGCTGTTGAAGTAAAGCCAGACATTACTGATAACCGTGAAATCATCACTACGCACAGCTTTGATCTGGATGCAGACCCTGCACAGATCGTGTGGGCCAAGCGCGACCTAACGGTTGACGAGCGCAAGGGTGTGCTGATCGCTGCGGCAAAGCAGACTTTTCAGGATGTGGTTGATACAGAAACTGCCAAGCAACTGGATGACGATGACTCGACTACTTATGACGCGAGTGCTGTATCCACAGCGCAGACTACGTTAACTAACCGTCTTGCTGCTATCAATGCTGCAACTACGCATGATGATGTAGACGCTCTCTAAGGAGTTGACCGATGTCTGAGAGATACCCCGGCGGTCTGATCCGCAAAACGGCACCGACTGTTACTGGCCCTACAGATGGCGAGGGTGGCAGCGCGTCTGGCGTATGGAAACTTGAAGATGTCGGTTACTACGAAGAAGAGGGCGGTTGGCCTAAACGTACTTTGCCAAGAGAGCTTTATTCTTGGGGAGACAACTCTCAGGGACAGCTTGGTCAAAATACGGCACCGGCTGATCTCTCCTCTCCCGTTCAGGTGGGCGCTCTTACTGATTGGAGTTCTATTGGGGCAGGGAAGCTTTTTGTCACGGCGATAACCACAACGAATAAACTCTTTTCTTGGGGTAACAACACCAGCTACGGGATGTTGGGTTTGGGTGACACAGTTGATCGCTCATCTCCCGTGCAGGTTGGCTCTTTGACTAATTGGGAGCAAACTTCCGGTGCTAATGACACGTGTATGGCTGTCAAAACAGACAATACTTTGTGGTTCTGGGGCAGAAACGCTTGGGGCCAAAGAGGAGACAACACGACTACCGGAGATGAAACTTCACCTGTTCAAGTAGGTTCGGATACTGACTGGGCTTCTGTTTCTACTTTTGGCAACAGTGTAGTTGCGGTAAAAACAAACGGAGAGTTGTACTCTTGGGGGTTAAACAGCAGTGGCGGTCTTGGCCACAATGACACAGTTCATCGTTCTTCTCCTACTCAAATAGGATCACTAACCACTTGGTCGAAGGCGGTTTGTGGCAATGGCCCCGCTATGTTAGCAGTTAAGACTGATGGCACTTTGTGGGCTTGGGGCCAACAACAATTTGATGGCAAACTGGGCATTAATTCAACCGTAAATACATCTTCTCCGGTTCAAGTGGGGGCGTTAACAAACTGGAGTTCCGTGGATATTTCTGGTCACTCTGCGGCAATTAAAACAGATGGAACAATTTGGACGTGGGGAGCAGCCGATTCGGGACAGTTAGGTCACAACAACACCACAAGACGCTCATCTCCCGTGCAGGTAGGTAGTTTAAGCACTTGGAGCCAAGTTAGCACAGGACAAGCTAACACTTTTGCTGTCAAAACAGATGGTACGGCGTGGTCTTGGGGAAATAATACGTCTGGAGGTTTGGGGCTAGGTGATACAGCAAACCAAAGTTCACCTGTTCAGATAGGCTCCAACACGGACTGGAACTCTTTAACAGGCAGCGAGGGTAGTACCGCACAGGTAGCTGTGTACGGAATCACTAAAGGCTCTTAATGGATTCTCTTTTTTATAAGTACGACTTGGCAGTCGAAACTGCCTACATAATACGAGTTAAAGGCCACGAAGAATCAGAGCAGAAAGCAAAGAAGTGCAGCGATTCCTGCGACAAGGTAGGTCAGAAGTGGGAATACTGGGATGCTTATGACGGCATCAGTGGTGAGCTGAAGAAGCCTGAACACCACAACGTGATAATGGACTGCATCAAGGTGCTGGATCATTACGCGACAAGAGGAGAAGTAGCGTGTGCCTTGTCCCACATAAGCTTGTGGGCAAAGTGTGTCATAGAGGACAAGCCGTTGATCGTGTTAGAGCATGACTCAGTAATGGTGCAGCCTTACACGCAACACGCTGTATTCAACTCGATATGCTACTTAGGTAGCCACGAACAAGTTAAACAGGGATGGCAGGTATTACCAACGCCACCTCATGCAAGCGAAGGGCCGAACTACCACTTTATCTGTCGCGCCCACGCTTATGCCATAGACCCAGCAGTGGCAAAGAATATGCTGGCGCACGTTATAAAATACGGGATTAACGCCCCGCTTGACATTTTGCTTAGGGCAGACGTTTTCCCAATACATCAGATGGGCATATACGCCTACAACGATTGGGACGGGGACAAGACGAATACGACCATCAAGGGCCGACCGCTGGAAGGCCGCACCACTAAGCGAAATGACAAACTAGAGGACTGATATGACAAAACCATTTGTAGTGTTACTGACTGGATTGCCCGGAAGCGGCAAGAGCACGTTGGCAGAGAAGCTGGTCAAGAAATACGGCGGCTCACACATAAACGCTGATGAGGTCAGAGCAGCAGCAAATGACTGGGACTTTTCTACCGAGGGACGCAGGCGACAGTTTGAGCGCATGAGAGCGTCTACAGAGGGTAAAGAAGGCTTTGTCTTTCTGGACTTTGTTTGCCCTGTAAACGAGTGGCGTGACGAGATGGGTGCAGACCTGATCGTCTGGATGGACACCATACAAATTTCTCGATACGAGGATACCAACAAGGCTTTTGAGCGTCCTGTTAATTACGACCTGCGTATCACCAGCTTTGACGAGGACATGCTCAGTCTGTTCGATGACAAGCTGAACAAGTTCGATTATCAGGCTCCTACGGTGCAAATGCTTGGACGCTGGCAACCTTGGCATGATGGGCATACCGCGTTGTTTGAACGCGCTGTAGCAAAGACAGGTCAGGTGGCGATTATGATTCGTGACCTAGACGATAAGGATAACCCGTTCTCTGTGGCTGAAGTGACTGCCAATATAGAGAAAGGGCTTGGTGCTAAAGGCTGGAAGCTGAACAAGGACTACATTGTCCTGCATGTGCCAAATATCGTGGACATCAGCTACGGCAGGAAGGTCGGCTATACGTTTACTGAGCATGACCTGGGCGAAGAGATACACCAGATTAGCGCGACCAAGATTCGCAAGAAGATGGGATTGTGATACCCAAGAAGGTACATGTAACGTGGAAGACAAAGGACTTTCTGGATATTGAGAGTCCTATCGTTACGGAGGGTATTAAGAAGCTGATCGAGCTAAACCCAGAATGGGAAGTTACGATCTACGATGACGAAGAAGTAGACACCTATCTACAGAAAAAGCTTGGTGACCAGTATTCGCTTATAGCCGACAAGCACATAGTGCAAAAGAGCGATTTGTGGCGACTGATCTTGTTGTTTGAAGAGGGTGGCCTATACATAGATGTAGACAGGTTTATTGATACACCGCTAAACGATTTGGTTGGGCCGGAAACAAGGTGGGTGCTACCTACTTGTAGAGATTATGATTTCTCGCATGACTTTATGATGACGGCTCCCGGTAACCCTGCTTACCAAGTGGCAATCAATCTGTATATGCAGCGGTTGAAAGAAGGACATAACAGTATTTATTTCCTTGGCCCGCAGACATATATGCACGCTATAACCTTGGTAGTTATGGGTAAGATGATAAATACAGACCCCGGTGAAGAGGTCTTTGAAGAGATGCGAGAAAAGATGAACGACACCGGATTTATTAATACTTACAGAGAAGACCCACCATATCATACGATTGTATATCGCAACGGTGGGCTTAACCTGGATTGGGAACAAGAGAAGCGAAAGTTTTATGCCGAGTCAGGCTTAAAACACTGGTCAGGCGATTGGTAAGAGTATGAGCAGTGATTCACGTTTTTGTTTTGATAATGACGATAGGTGGCGCCGAAGTAGCTAACGACGATTGTCGTGAGGCTATGTGCTTCCGTAGTATCGACACCTGCAACGAGTTCGCCGCAAAACTAAGGCAGAGAGGTTCGCCCAGTACCTCCGCAGCAATCACAGCATACTGCAAGCCAATACTGGTAGACCCGACTCAAGACGGGGTGAAAATCTACTAATGGCCGCAGAGATTGTAGCAGCAGTACAGATATGCGCCTCTGCATACCGCTTCATGAAGACGGCGGTAAACGAAGGTCGTGAACTGGGTGACATGACCAGAGCTTTGAGCAAGTTCTGGGATGCCCGAGAAGAGGTCAGTGTACTAGAGCAGAAAGCCACTAACCCCAGCAAGATAGAAAAGCTGTTTGGTGGCAAGTCTGTTGAGACTCAGGCGTTAGAAATAACGCTACAGAAGAAGAAAGCAGAGCAGCTAGAGAAAGAGCTTAAAGACCTGTTCTACTGGACGGGCAACGCCAATCTCTGGCACGACATGATTAAAGAACGGGCTAGGATACGCAATATGCGTATCGCTGAAGCAAAAGCAAAAGCCCAAAACAGAGCGGCAATGATCGACATAGCTGCGATTATCGGAACATTCGCAGTCATCTTTGTGGTGGTTATGGCGATTACTAGCGTGGCGGTGGAATGAAAAGGACAGTCACAGACAGACCAACAGCTAAAGAACGATTGTCGCACTGCATGGCTTGCCCTAAACTCAATAAAATGGGTATTTGCGGTATGTGTGGTTGCATAATGCCCGCTAAAGTATGGTTAAAGAACGCTACATGCCCAGAGAGTAGATGGTAGTTATGCCTCTTACAAAATTACAGTTTAGACCAGGCATAAACAAGGAAACCACTTCGTACAGCAACGAAGGCGGTTGGTTTGACTCAGATAAGGTTCGGTTTCGCTTTGGTTTTCCAGAAAAACTGGGTGGTTGGACGCGCCGCTCTGACTATAGTTTTTTACAACCCTGCCGCGCTCTTCACTCCTATGTCACTCTGGGGGGGACCTCTCAGATTGGCATTGGCACGCGGTACAAGTTCTACATAGATGAGGGCGGATTTCCCTACGATATAACCCCGATCCGAGCTACGACCTCGGCTGGCGACGTCACATTTTCCGCGACCAACGGCTCATCGACCATTACAGCAACGGACACGAACCACGGCGCAGCCACTGGTGACTTTGTTACCTTTAGTGGTGCGGTCAGTCTGGGCGGCCAGATTACGGCAAACGTGCTTAACCAAGAGTACCAAATCGACGTAACTGACGAGAATACTTACACTTTTACCGCAAGAACCGCAGGAACCTCTATACAGGATATTACGGAGGACGGGGTTTTAAACCCAGTAGCTGTCACCGCAGACGGCTCTGATACCGGTAACGGTGGCTCCAGTGTTGTTGGCGCATATCAAATTAACTCTGGCTTGGGCATCGTAGTAACGGGCACCGGATGGGGCTCTAGCACCTGGGGCCGCGGCACATGGGGCTCTGCATCAACCAGCACGGTGACTAACACCTTACGTCAGTGGGGCATAGATAACCTGGGCGAAGACCTTCTATTCAACGTCAGAGATGGCGGCATATTTTATTGGGACACCAGTGCAGATCAGCTTGGTACAGATCGAGGTGTAGCTTTGTCTTCTTTGCCCGGAGCTGACGCTACAACGCCTACCATAGCCAAACAGGTCCTCGTCAGCGACAACGACCGTCACGTAATAGTTTTTGGATGTGACCCAGAAAACAACATTGGCACCCAGGACCCTTTGTTGATTCGCTTTAGCGACCAGGAGTCGATAACGACCTGGAAGACTGAGGTGACCAACACAGCGGGAGATATACGCTTGGGTTCAGGGTCAGAGATTGTAGCTGCGGTGGAAACTCGTAACCAAATCCTGATATTCACCGACATATCGTTGCATAGTATGCAATATCTGGGTCCTCCATTTACCTTTGGTGTGTCACAGATCGCGGACAATACGACCATTGCAGGCCCGAATGCGGCTACAGCCGTGGATGATACGGTTTATTGGATGGGCAACGGTGACTTTTATGTGTATACCGGTCAGACCCAGAAGATGCCCTGCACAGTTCGGTCCTACGTGTTTAACAACATGAACACCAGCCAGATGAATCTGGTGACTTGCTCGTTAAATAGCTCTTTCTCAGAGGTGTGGTGGTTTTATCCGTCCACTGACTCTAACGAAAACGACAGTTACGTTATCTACAACTACCTTGAGAATAACTGGGCTATAGGCACTTTGGCCCGCACCGCGTGGCAGGACAGGGGCTTGTTGCGTAATCCGCTGGGTGCGTCGCCTGACGGATATCTGTACTTCCACGAAGATGGCATCAACGACGGCAGCACTAACCCGCCGAGCGCCATCACCAGTTATGTGGAAAGCAGCCAGTTGAGCATTGGCGAAGGCAATAATTTCGTATTCTTGAGCCGTCTGATACCAGATTTGACCTTTGACAACTCCGTAACTGACGCTCCTGTGGTGAATTTTACGCTACAGACCCGTAATTTTCCTGGCGGGAACTATTTGCAGTCAAAACAGTCCGCAGTGACACAGTCGGCCACGACGCCGGTTGAGCAGTTTACCGATCAAGCGTTCGTTCGATTACGGGGCAGGTCTTTTGCGGTCAAGGTAGAATCTGACACGACTGATGTACAATGGAAGCTAGGCACACCGAGGGTTGACGCACGGGCTGACGGGAGACGCTAGTGTCCACGAGACAGGTTACACGGGTCTATTTCCCGAACCCGCCAGAAAAGTACACACAGCGCAGTTTAGCGGCTGTCCAGCAGGCTTACGAGCAGTTGGTCCGCCAGTTACAGAACCCTGGGGACGAGCGCCTGACCAACCTGACGCTGACCGCCCTGCAATCTGGCAGTGATCAGGGCCTTGCACCGGGGGACGTGTACGAAAAAGACGGTTTTTTGAAGATAGCTTTAGCGGATAAGCCCAATCTGGCCGGTGTTTCGGGCACCACGGCCCTGGGCTCGGTGACTGTGACCATAACTTGATAAAGTGGCGACGTTCTGAGAGTGTTGGTAGAATCTATGTGTTGCACTCCTGCGGAAACAGCTTCCACTATTCAGGTCAGTGGCACTTAATTGGTTTAGGTGGGACCTGATGGAAGAACTTTTTAGAAAAATTCTTGGCAGCGTTGTGGATACAGCCGTAAACGCTGGTATCAATACGTTGATCACGGGTCAAGATTACGGAGATGCGTTCAAACAGACGGCGGGTCTCAGCCTTCTTGGCAGTGTCTTAGGCGGAGGCAGCCAAAAGCCGTCCATTATTGACCTTTTTCAAAAGCAACAGCAGGAAACCCAGCAGCAACAGCAACAGCAACAGCAGCAGCAGGCTGCCCTTACGCCCGAACAAATAAGAAGAGCAAGAGCCGCCGCCAACGAAATGGGTATGAGCGAGCAGGAAGCTATAAAAACGATGTATTCTCCTGCACCCGAGCAAACCCAAAACCAAGGCATTACGGCTATTGGCGACGTTGACAAACGTGGCTTCTTTGAATCCATTGGAGATGTGATAACCGGTGATGAAGAAGGTGGCCGCATGGGCGCTTTAAAACAAGCTTTCTTGCCTGATTCTGCTGGTGACCCCAGTCCTCTGCGACAGTATGGGCCTTTAGGTATACTGGGCCTTCTAGCTGCATATAAAACAGGTGCTTTTGACCCGGTGGTCCCCGAGCGTCAGCAGCCTTATGGCGGTATTGGCGGCATGGCTGGTTTACAGGCCAAGTATCCCGGCACTTACCGTCCAGGTGTGCCCCAAATTGCACGGCCCGCGGGTATGGCAGACGGTGGTTTTCCTCGTAAGACCGGGGCCATAGCGGGTCCTGGCACAGAAACCTCTGACGATATCCCTGCAATGCTTAGTGATGGCGAGTTTGTCATGACCGCACGAGCTGTGCGTGGCGCGGGCAACGGCAATAGAGAGGCCGGTATACGTCGTATGTACGACATCATGAACGGTTTTGAAAGGAGCGTGGCGTAATGTCTAACGGCGTAGCTGGCTTAACAGAAACGATAACATCAGAAGACCCGTATACCACGGCGTATAAACGGGGCTTATTTGAATCGGTCTTTGATTTGGTCAACCAGCGTCTGGGTTTCCAGCGCGTTGACACCGGCCAAGTAGACGAAGCCGGTAACCCTATTTACGAGATGCAGGAAACGGGCACCGGGCCTATTTACGCCCCGACCCGTCAGGTTGCTGGGTTCACGCCCATGCAACAACAGGCTCAAATGCTTGCTCAGGAAAACCTGGGAGCATTCATGCCCTATATACAGGGCGGTCTGGGACAGATACAGCGTGGACAGGGATTTTATGAACAGGCGGCACAACTGGCTGGAGAAACCCGTGAAACGCCGTTTCAATATGGTGCTGCTGGGGCACAAGCCATACAGGGCGGCATGGAAGCGTTTCGTCCTGGCACTCTGGACGACCCTGACTCGGGCATAGCAGCTTTCTACAACCCGTATGAGCAGCAAGTCGTTGATGTCGTCCAACAGGACTTTGACCGCGCTCGAAAGCAAGAAGAAGCGCAACAAGCCGCACAAGCTGTGGGTTCCGGGGCTTTTGGTGGTTCCCGCGCAGCGGTGACGGAGTCACAAGCTCTAGAGCGTCTGGACCGTGCAGAACTCGATGCTCTGTCAAAGCTACGAGCAGCAGGCTATACCACCGCTTTGGATCAGGCCCGTCAGGCACAAGAAGCGCAGCAGCGTCGCGCTCTGACCGGTGGCGCATATCTCGGTAATATCGGACAGGCTATGGGCACCTTGGGCCAACGTGATGTGCAGTTACTTGGCGACATAGGCCGTGGCATAGGCGCTCTGGGTCAGCAAGAAGCGGCTCTCGGCTCACGTGCCGCAAGAGAGATGCGCTCTGACCTAGCAACACTTGGCACCTTGGGTGGTCAACAACAGGTTCAGGAACAGAACGTTTTGGATGCCATTCGGGCGACGAACATTGACCGCCAGCAATTGCCATATGAGCAATACTCTTACCTAGCAGGCGCTCTGGGTGGACTGCCAACAACCAGTTCACAGATACAATCTACACAGCCCACGCAGCAAAGCGGGCTGGCACAGGCCATTGGATATGGTATCGCGGGCCTTGGCGCGTTAGGCGGCCTCAGTGGTATCGCATAGGATCAGATATGAATCTTTATAAAAGACCAATGTTTATGCAGCAGGGTGGGGTCGCTACCCCCCGCCTTCCTACGCCGATGGCGAATATGCCGATGGCACGAGCCCCCTCTGGCGCTATGCCGCCAATGAGACCTTCCAATGCCCCCATGGCTCCTGCTCCACGCATCCCTGCTGCCCCTTCACGGCCCAAGGCCCCTGCTGACCGGGGCATAGGCAGTATGATAGCCGACAAGGCCAAGGCCGATCTGGCCACGGCCCAGGGTCCAGAAGAGTTGATCAACGCCTTCAGGGGTAATAAAAAGCCCATATCGGCCCGGTATCAGGAGCTGGCTGAGTATGTTGGTCCGAACGATGCTAGTCGCACACCGACCAGTGTGCTGACAATGGTGCAGCCCACCATAATGATGACCGAAAAAGGAGCTGCCGAC